ACCGGTGAAACACAGTTTGGAACCGCCGCATAAACGGATCAACTATCTTGTTCCATTTGTCCCACATATTTGACAACAAGGCTTTGATATTGAACAGTCCGTCGCCTGATTGGGAAATGGCGTCCAAAAAGAGTCGGAAGATCTTAAACACAGGTTCCAAGAATACTAGAAACACATCGTTAATCATACCCATTACCACATCGTAAAAGTTGTCGATTGCAAATTGTACCGGGGAACGTGGATCGTCGCTTGGTTTGAAAAGAGGGGCAGAAAACATATAAACGGGGTCTGCACGATACATTTTCCAATTTGCTATAATTTCCTCCCGTCGCATAGAGCCCATCATGTAGGCTAAACCAGCAAAAAGGGCAAGTGTGACACCGATAAACGCCCACATCCTTGAAATGGACGCATGTTTCTATTATATCTGGCAAACCAATGATTTGTCAGATATTCGGATGCCTCCGTTTATATGCCCTTGCCCGCGAATGCATATTCTAGATACGCTCCCTGCATAGGCTGGAATTCATCAAGTGCACCTGAGTCGACCATGTGCGAGTGGTTGTTTGTTTCAAGAGCAATGCGATTCATTTCTTTTAAAGCTGATTCAGGTGAAGGCGGTAATGGTGCTGGCGGCGGATTCGCAACTACCTCGTGTGTTTCCTGTGCAGATACGACATTTTCAAAATATTCTTTACTATCTAGGGTAACCGTCTGTATACGACCAATCATAGCACCCTTTCCACACACACGATAATGTACATGGGGGGAAAGCTCCCCTCGCATGGGTACGGTATAGGACTGCGGTTTGCGTATGCGAAGAATGGCTATACCCTGATCGTCGGCAATTGCGACACCGGCGTTTGCGTAGCCTTGATACGCCTGTTCCCAGTTCTGTACAAACTGCAGACCACGGTTGGCAGGTTCGGCCGCCCAATAGAGAATTTTGGATCCGGGTACTGCCGGAACCTTCACTTCGTAGTCCGCGTCCGTCGGTGTTTGGATATTCATAAGCGAACAGGGCAGAACAGTTGGGCCAAGAAACGGAAGATAAGTGTCACGAGAAAAACCTATGCAGAGAGCCGCAAGAGCAATCAAAAGAAATAGCCCATTGGTAAGAAGTGCGTGTTTGCCGAATATGTTGGGCAGAACACCCCTTTTAAATAGAGACGCTGAACCAAGAATGAATCCGCCGATGACTAACAATAGAATGGCGAGAGCTTGCATTTCTAAAGCCGATGAAAAAAATGATACAGGTCGCTTTACGAAAATCGGCAAACAATGGTGCATATTTGGCTCATTGCTGGGTACGCTGGTTCAGGAAAAACTACCGCAGCGGGTATTCTCGAAAAGATCCTGCCCAACTCGGCAACAACAGCCTTCGCCAAACGTGTCAAGGATGAGGTCGCTGCAACACACGCAATCCCACGCACCTTGTTAGAAACACAAGAGGGGAAGGCTATGCAAATTACGCCGACGAAAACCGCTAGAGATCTTCTGATTGAATACGCCGCCGCTAAGAAAGAAGAAACACAGAATCCCGCCATTTGGGCGGAATATGTGAAAGAGGAAATCCTGCAGAATCCAACCGTGGCAAATTGGATTCTCCATGATTGGAGATATGTCGAAGAATACGACTGTTTGACAACGGTGCCAGGGTCCACTCTTCATACGATACGGATTCAAACGAACAAGCCTTCGTCATCAAGTCCCTCGGAACATGAGCTTGACAATACACACATCCAAACCATTGTTTGGAACACAGGCTCGCTGGAGGAGTTTGCATATACTTTGCGTAAGGAGGTTCTTAGACCGTATGATACGATTAAAAATGGGCACAAAGTGCCCATTTTTAATGTTCATGGGTCTAACATTTCTAATGTTTGACGGTCTATAGATACAAATCGTATACCTTTGTTCCAGTAGGAATATCTCCTGCCTTGCATGTGAATTGTTGAAATATCGGTTTTTCAATCTGTTGTTTCGGCTTGCAGTGGTGTACTTCTGCAGCTATCGCTTTATACAAATCAAAATCAGGATATCGTTCCGTTCCATCTGGGTTTCGTAATACATTTTTCCCAGAATCATCGAGTAGCCAAGACCATAGAAGATTGTAGACAGAGGAAGTTGTTTCGTGGTATACTTTATCGTCCTCTTTTGACATACATTTCAGAGGTGTACCTACATCGGGCCGTTCAGGAAATAGCGATTCCAAAAGTGAGACTGACAATCGGCACAGATCAAAGGATGGATTGGGTTCGATCTTTTTCCCTGCCTTATCGTCAAAGAACGGTTCGCAATTGTATTGGTCTGACGCATCGTTTCCTGGGAAGAACGCATCAGAAATGAAAAACCCACCGGGTTCTGGCAAAGTATAGGAGGAACGACCGAAATCGATAATTTTCATAATTTTGCCAAATGTAGGGATCTTTTTGTAAAAGGTCGTTTTGCCTTTCTGCACGCGATAATACAGATGGGATTCCTCTGTAGAACTCCACATAACATTGTTGGTATGCAAGTCATTGTGTACAAATCCGTACCAATGTTGTGCGGTCATTAAGGCTGCAATTACTTGGAACAACCATGCGGACCAACGTAGATCTTTCGTTGTGGCAAGTATTTCCTCCTCTTCGTTTTCGATGTCAATTAGCGAATCCATCGTTCCTTCTGCCTTTTCCAAGAGTGTTACCTGGACAGGGAAGTTTGTAAATTCTGCAAACTGCTGGAACTCAGGTAGGCTGGATTCGATAGAATTGGATCGTGTCATGCGGCGTAAACGAAGTTTGGGCGTTGAGAGTTGTATCGGAGTATCCTGTTCCAGTTCATTCTCTATCTCTGCACACTCTTCAATAGGTACAGGTGTTTCCTTTTCATCTGTGGTAACGTCAATAAAATCGCTCGCATCTAGATCTTCCAATCCTTCAGCAAACAAATCTGTAGTCGGCTGCTCGGATTCATCTTTGTACAAGGAGAATATCCCTAATCGCCGATTCCGATTCCACCAGGGCTTATGCCGCATAGAGGAAATCTCCTCGGAAATATTGTACAGATACTTCTCTGCTCTAGCAGAAAACGTTCCGTAACATTTGCAGAATCCAGGAGAATAACCACCTTCCACCAGTTTCGAAGCACACATTGCAAAGATACTATCAACATAGGCTTCGTTGTAAGGATTGTTGATCTTTTCAAGTGTATTTCGTAGACGCTCGGACGGACAGGGTAGGATACCTTCTTCCTGCCAAATGTAATTCCCTTCCATAGCGGAAACAGGTTCCAATAGATGGATGCGTTTTACAAAGATTGGATGAACAGATCCCTCTGTGTGAATAGTTGCCGAAAATGTATCCGTATCGGATCGTTCAATGTTCGTAATAGTTTCGGAGCCTAACCAACAACGGTTATAGCTTTCTAAGGAGGTTTCCATCTCTGGATTTAGTTTTTCGAGGCTAGTGAAGAAGGTCTGCATAGAACGAAATTCTGAAAGGCCTTTGAGAATGGGAGGAGGTATCGGTTCCGAAGTAGGCACAATATGTAGATTTTCCGGTAGTTCTGCCTCTACTGGCTTAATCTTACGATCGGCCTGCTTTTTCTTGGCATTTCCTTTCGGTTTTGGCATTTCTAATCGTGAGGTCGGGTGGATTTTTACAAGTCAGACGCAAGGATATCTGCCACAAGGAAAAACATTTCTATTAGAAACATGAACAAAGGATCTCCGCTATCGTCCATTCTCCCTGCCATGTCGCAACCTGTGAATGATCGTCCAACACTGAATCTCCGGTTATCGAAATTTAATATGAATGTTGTTCCCGATGATGCTGTAGTGCTGTTCATTGGACGTCGAGGTACGGGCAAATCATGGTTAATCAAAGATCTATTGTGGCACAAACAGAACATGCCGGTGGGAACTGTGATTTCGGGCACAGAAAGTGCCAATGCATTTTATTCGACAATTGTACCGAGTCTGTTTATTCACGAGGAGTTTCAATCCAATGTCATAAGCAATGTTCTGAAGCGGCAGGATGCAATTACAAAGCAGATACGAAAGGAACAGGAAACACGTGGTTCTTCCTCCTTAGATCGCCGTGCGTTCATCGTTATGGACGACTGTATGTATGATAACAAATGGATTTCTGATAAATACGTGCGTTCACTGTTTATGAACGGACGTCACTTTGGCCTGTTGTATATTTTGGCTCTTCAATACGTCATGGGTATTCCGCCTGTTTTACGCGGCCAAGTGGATTATGTCTTTATTTTGCGTGAAAATCAGGTTTCGGCGAGAAAGCGAATTTATGAGCAGTTTGCGGGTATTTTCCCCTCGTTTGAACTGTTCTGTCAAATCATGGATCAGTGTACCGAGGATTACGAATGTTTGGTCATCCACAATGGTGCACGAACAAACAAGATAGAGGATTGTGTATTTTGGTACAAGGCGATACCACACAACGATTTTAAAATCGGATCGAAAGAGCATTGGATGCGATCGGTGGAATACGAACGCCAGAAAGAGGCTGCGGAAGCAGCGGGTGAAACGGGGGCTGCATTAAATTCGACGAATGTTGAGCGAAAGGGGCCATATGTTCAGGTGCGGAAGTATTAGACCGTGTGATACGATTAAAAAGGGCACGGGTCTAGACCATCAAAAATTGACTAGGAAAAAAAGCTTGGATACTTAGGAAAATGCTCGCTCTCGGTCTTGCAATTTCGTATGTATTGATTACGAATGGACAACCACAACCCTCCTTCCGACCTCCTATACAAACAACACTGCCTTCCCCGTTTCTTTCGTGCTGGATAACGAATTCTGCGGGCACAACCGGATTACCGGTACAATCCAATGGTCCAATTGCGAATGCGACTGTTTGTGTGCGATATACCGTAGGAAAAATGTATGTATACAACGGAATCTCAAACATATCCTATGCGTATTTGACAAACAGCTCCTCCATAACAAATGTGTATGGATGTTACCGTTCGTATTGCAACAGCCCAATCTCTGTCTCGTCGAATATGACAAATTCCGAAACGCCTACTGCTTCTTTTACTGTGACACCAATTGGTTCTCCTTCTTTGAAACTGACGTCATCATCTTCGACAACCGTTACTCCTTCTTCAACATCAAATAGTTCTCCTTCTCTTACACAAACGACGAGTCCTTCCATTACAGAATCTAGCTCTCCCTCAACGTCGATTACTCCTTCGGATACACCAACGAGCAAAACCAGCACTCCTTCTGTTACAGAATCTAGCTCTCCCTCAACGTCGATTACTCCTTCGGATACACCAACGAGCAAAACCAGCACTCCTTCTGTTACAGAATCTAGTTT